GCTTCATTATACGAATAGAGTTTTCGGAACTACTAATGTAAGGGTTTACGAACAAGGGGTTACTTCAGATATTACTTCTTATATACTAGCTTGCAATTCTTTAAGCTTGTTTGGTAATCAATCCATTTTATTAGACGCAGAAATTAACGAATATGACGGAGAATTAAACGCAAATAGCTTGTTTGCAAAATATTACAGTCCTTATGTGCCTAATTTATTTGACGCAAGTAGGCGAATAATTAAAATAAAAGCAATTTTACCTTTAAACATACTATTGAATTATAAGTTAAATGATGTTTTTATAATAGGAAACCAACAATTTTTGATAAATTCAGTTAAAACAAACCTAAAAGACCGTGTTTCTAGTCTAGATTTAATAACAAAAGTGTAAAAATGATACCAAAAGAACTACTAAATATGTTTGATTATCACGCAGAAACTGAAAATATAGAGTTTGCGAAGGGTAAAAACAAGCTACCGGAAGGAAGGAAAGAGATTTTTAAACAAATAAAAAGGGCTATATTATGCAAGTTGAAATTCTAGAACTAAAACTTAAGACCGCTAAATCTAAAAAAGAGGCGAAAGCTTTAAAAGCAGAGATAAAAGGGGTAAAAGAGGAAATTAAAAAGACTAAAGAAGCAAGTTCGGAACTAAGCGGAAAGCTAGACGAAGCTTCGGGTGGCGCAATTACTAAATTTAATGCTTTAAGAGGTTCTATTACAACCGTTACTAAAGGCTTTAATCTACTAAGATTAGCAGTAATAGGAACCGGTATTGGTGCACTTGTCATTTTGATAACGTCATTAATACAATCTTTTAAACGGTCTGAAGAAGGTCAGAATAAACTTACAAAAGGATTGGCTATAATGGGTGCCGTAGTGGACAACCTTTTAGATTTATTAGCAGACTTAGGAACCGCTTTAATTAACTTTGTAACAAGTCCTAAAAAATACATAAAGGAATTTGGGGAGTATGTAAAGCAGAATATCACGGACAGAATAGAAGTGATTATGCAACTTATACCAAACTTAGGAAAAGCTATGGAATTAGTTTTTAAGGGAAAGTTTGCGGAAGCCGGAAAGGTTGCATCAGACTCTTTATTGAAGGTAGTAAAGGTATTCGACAACATAACGCCCGCACTAGAAAGGGCTAGAAAAGCAGTATCAGACTTTGTAAAGGAAACAGTAGAGGAAGGCAATAAGGCGGGCGCTATAGCAGACGCAAGGGCGAAAGCGGACAAGCTTAGTAGGAAATTAATCGTAGAACGTGCAAAAGCAGACCGAGACCGTGCAGACCTTTTAGAGAAGGCAGTTAACAAAGAAGAATATAACCTAGAACAAAGAATAGGATTTTTACAAGAAGCCGGTAAACTTGAAGAAGAAATTACCAACAAAGAAATAGCGGTTGCGAATTTAAGACTAAAAGCGAAGCAACAAGAAAACGCTTTAGGACTTTCTAAGAAAGAAGACTTTGAGGAAGAAGCGCAGTTACAAGCAGAAGCTATACGATTAGAGACGGCAAGACTTACAAAAGCGAAAGAAGTTACTTCGCAAATAATAGGTTTAAAGAATGAAGAAATAGCTAAAAATAATGAGATAAAAGCGAAGGCAGAAGCGGACGCTAAAATTATAGCAGACGCAAAGGCTAAAGAATTAGCAGACGATTTAGCTTTTGAGAAATTAAAGCTAGAGAGTTTAACGGCTTTACAAAATGAATTTAAAATAAGAAAAGAAAACGAGGAAGCGGTTTCTGAAATGGACAAACTAGCACTAGCAGAAGAAAGAGAATTAGCGAGACTAGCAAAAGTTCAAGAAGGTTTAGATAAGGAAAATATTTTATATAAACAAGCTGAAGAAGAAAAGTCTAAGATAATCGGATACTATGCAACGAAAACAACTGAGTTAGAAAAAGCAGAAGGGAAAGTTAAGAAACGAGACGAAGAAATATTGCAACAACAAAAATTAGCTATCGTAGGAGACACCTTCGGGGCTATAGCGGGTATCTTAGGCAAGAATTCAAAACTAGGAAAAGCTTCGGCAATAGCACAAGCTACTATGAATACTTACCAAGGTATCACGCAAGTGTTTAAGAACGAAACTACTTTACCGGAACCATTCGGAACGATTCAAAAAATAACTTCAGCGGGAACGATTCTAGCAAGTGGATTGAAAGCGGTTAAGTCTATTAAGTCTCAAAAGCTACCGGCGGGAACCGGAGGCGGAGGTGGAGGTGCGGGTGGAGGTTCAGCACCTTCTATTCAAGCGCCAAAAGTACCGGACTTTAATATAGTAGGGAGTAGCGGAACAAACCAACTAGCGGAGGCTATAGGTGGACAAGAAAAGAAACCTATAAAGGCTTACGTTACAAGTACAGATATAAGTACGCAACAAGAATTAGACAATACAATAAGAGGAGGTGCGGAAGTAATTTAAAAGAGAAAGCCGGCTAGACTTAGAGTTTAACCGGCTTAACTTTTAGTATTTAGAAGTTAGTACAAATCTAAAAAAATCTTCTTCGAACGTTAATGTTATTATAGTGTGACCGTGTTGGTTTATAACAACGTCTCTTTCTTTAGACATTTTACAAATTCCTTCCATTGCCTTGCAAGTATTTTCGCCTTGAAGACCTATCCTATCAATATCGATTGAAACGTTGTAGAATGTTTCTTCAGTAAAGTATTTTTTTACTATTTGAGAAGCTTTTAATGTTTTAGAAATAATAGACATAATTTAAAAATTTAAGTTTCGTTGCTTCGTTGCAACAAGGCAAATATAATACTTATTTTAGAACTACCAAACTTTTACAACAAAAAAATTAAAAATTTGTTTTTATAATACAAACACTTGAGACTATGAATATAATAGAAATGCTTTTAGGAGAGGATTTAAAATATGGGGTAGAGGCTATAAGTCTCGTAGATAGACCGGCGATTAATGAAGATTGGATTGCATTAAGCGAAGAACCAATTCTCTTAAAAGAAATAGACAAAGAAAAACGAATTATATTAGGTGCGGTTTTAGTACCGGACAGAAAAATATTACGCAAAGATAAGGACGGCAACCCTTACTATATATTCTTTTCGGCAGACACAATAGAAGCAACTTCTCAAGACTACGCTAAAAAGAAAAATCAAGGCAACATAACAAAAGACCACAAAGAAAAAGTGGAAGGCGTTACGGTTGTAGAAACTTGGATAAAATTACACGAGACAAACGATAAATCAGTAATGTATGGTATGGACTTACCGGTGGGTACTTGGTTCGTATCTATGAAAGTTGACAATGACGAAATTTGGAATAAATATGTTAAGGAAGGAACCGTAAAAGGTTTTAGTATAGAAGGGTATTTTACAGACTCAAAAAAGCAAGAATTAGCAGAAGAAAAGACAGAAGACGATATTTTAATAGAAAAGATAAAATCAATTATAGCGGGGGTTTAGAGTGTAGGCATTTTCTCGTTAAATGTTTCTTAAAATGACTGAGAATTGTTTTGAGGACAAAAATGTAACGGTCAAACGCAGTAGTAGTAAGGGTTAGCAAGGTTTAGCGTATATATATAATATAATAAAGGAATAGTATAAAGAATAAAACAATGGCAAGAGAACTAAAAAGCACATCTATTAGCGTACGACCGGATAGAATGACTACCGTAAACAGAAACACAATCCAAGTAAACGAAGGGGAAGTTATCTTTAATACAGATACCGGACAGAATGAATATTGGAACGGTTCTTCTTGGGTTGGGGAAGGCATAAACGAGTCCCTAGAATTAGATAACAGAATAATTGTTACACAAGCAAACAAGGATACAACACTAGGTGGCGTTATTGATTCAAGCAAACAATACTTTTTAGACGGAATAATCGATTTAGGAACTACCCAAATAACAGTACCAACTACGGGAATAACTATTGCGGGTCTAAGCTTCGATATAAGCGGTTTAATTTCTTCAGAGGATAGCTACACTATGTTTGTGTCTGAAACGCTTTTAATCGGTTCCGGAAACGTTTTAGGGGCGGACTTCTATATTTCTGTTACGGGATTTGGCAGTAAAGTTTACGAATTATACGATGCAACCGGATTTAATGCTTTTGAATTTGCAAGAATAAACTATATCGATTGTACTTCTTTAGGGGATATTTATAATTACAGACAAGGTTTAGAAGAAGGAACGGGACGTTTTGGTGGTTCTCCTAGTTTAACTTTGCACGGGGTTTGGCGTGGTGGATATAGAATTACGACTTCAATAGTTAGAAGTTTAGCGGGTACTATGACGGCACCATTATTCAAAGAGGGTATACTATTCGAAATGAAATCAAGATTCTTAACAGATATAAATTGCGACTTACCAACCCTAGCACCATTTTCTGATTTTAGACCGGTTAACTTTCCAAATCCTAGTACAGTACAACTTAAAGGCGCTATTTTTACAAGAGACGGCGGTTTTAACCCTAACGACGCTAATATATTCAGCAATTTAGAAGCTTCTGATTTAGCTTGTGATTGGGATAACAACATAGGCATTAAAAATACTTTTATCGGTGGTTCCTTGAATAATGATGTAGCAGTTGAAACGGTTATAGTAAACCAAGGCGAGGCAGTAGATTTGAACGGGACTTTTAGTCCTAAAGACCTACAACACTTCGACACACCGGCAAACGGTCAGCTTCGACACATAGGCACTAATCCGACGGATTTCTTGGTTAATTGGGACTTATTAATTGACGGAAAAGACAACGATAATTACGAATTGTTTTTAATCAAAATAGATTCTTTAGCCAATGTAACGGTAGAAGTTACACAAGTTAGAACTGTAAATAATTTTCAAGGAGGTAGAGATGTTGGTATTTGGACGGGTTCAGCACCCGTAACACTAAACCAAAACGATGTAGTTTTTTGGCAAATAGCGAACTTATTAGATAATGATAATTGCACGCTAGAAGTAGACTCAACTTGGACAATAACAGAAAGGTAAGATATGAGTTTAATGACATTAGCAACCGCCTTAATTAGTGCGGTTGTAGGAACGGGTTTAGGTGCCTTTTTATCTTTTAAGCTTGGAACTAGGAAGCAAGACGAGTCGGAGTTTATTTCTATCGTAAACGAGTATAAAGGTTTAATGGAAGGTTATAAAAAAGAGGTAGACTCTTTGAGGCAAGAAGTTGTTACCATACAACTAAACCTAAATAAAACCAATATTAGTCTCTTAGCAAGTGATAAGGAAATTTCAAACCTAAGAAATCAATTAATGATTTTTGAAAGCGCAAACGCAGACGTACCGGTGCCCATTTGGCTTAAGGACACGCAAGGCGTAATGTTATTTGTTAACGAAGAATACGAACGGGCTATACTACACCCAATGAATAAAACTTCAGAAGATTATATAGGTTTTACAGATTCTAATGTATGGAGTAAAAAAGTAAGTAAACAATTTCAAGTGCACGACAAAGAAGTTATGCGTAAAAAGACTTCGGTACAATTCACGGAAACTTGGGAAGGAGGAAACGGTGTTACCTTTGAAGGAAGGGTTTTAAAATATCCAAGATTTATGGGAGACGCTAGAAAAACGGTAATAGGTATTGGAGGAATAGTATTAGATATTAAACAAATACAACAAAATAAACTTAAATAAGTTTTTATAGTATAGAAAATAATTATAATTATAATTTTATGAAAGAAAAAAACGTATTAACTCAAATCAAAGTTTTACTTGGTTTACTTAAACTTGAAGCTATGAAGCTTGAAGACGGGGAAACTGTAGTAGAAGCTGAAGCTTTTGAGTCGGGGAATGAAATCTTCGTAGTTACCGCAGATTCTAAAGTTGCATTACCGGAGGGTAGTTATATTTTAGAAAATGGTTCTAACTTAGAAGTAGACGCAAACGGAGTTATTATTTCGGTAAGCGAACAAGCACCGGCAGAAGCACCGGCAGAAGCACCGGAAGCAGAACCGGAAGCAGAAGTTGAAGCTAGTACTGAAGCACCGGCACAAACACCTAAAAAAATTATTGAGAGTGTAACGAAAGAAACACACTTAGCAGAAATCAAAAAGCTAGAAGACTTAATAGCAGAGAAGGACGCAAAAATTACAGAACTTTCAGCAGTACCGGAAGTGGTAGAGGAAGTAGTAGAACTTGCAGAAACACCGGCTTTAGTACATAGCGCAGAAAAAGTAACAAAAAAAGAAAATAAAACATTTAAAATTAACAAATCTCAATCAACAAAATCTAGAGTTTGGGACTCTTTATTTAACTAAAAAAAATAGATAATTATGGCAACAACTAATTCAATTACAACTACTTACGCCGGAGAGTTCCAAGGAAAATATATTTCTACGGCTTTATTCTCAGGGGTTACTATTGCGAACGACGGAATAGAGGTAAAATCAAACATCAAATACAAAGAGGTTATCAAGAAATTGGTAAGCGGAACGCTTTTAGCAGATTCTACTTGCGACTTTTCGCCTTCTTCTTCTTTGACTCAAACGGAACGTTATTTAACGCCGAAAGAAATTCAAGTAAACTTAGAAATTTGTAAGACAGACTACCAATCGGATTGGGACGCGATTTCTATGGGAATGAGTTCTCACGATAGCTTACCTAAATCTTTTGCAGACTTTTTATTAGCGCACGTTGTAGAGAAAGTAGCAGAAGAAATTGAGGTATCAATTTGGCAAGGAGACGGTTCTACGGGAGAATTTGACGGTTTTGTAAAATTAGCAGAAGCAGACGGAACAGTTATTCCGGCAACCGGAACGGCAGCAGCAGTTAATGCGGCGAACGTTATCGATGAAATGAGAAAAGCAACTGATTTAGTACCGGATAGAATTTACGGTTCTGAAAGCTTACGTATGTTTGTTTCTAATAACGTAGCTAGGGCTTATGTTCAATCTTTAGGAGGTTTTGGTGCAAATGGTTTAGGCGCTAATGGTATCGAAGGAAAAGGTACTACTTGGAGAACAGACGGAACTCTTTCTTTTGACGGAATTCAAATTTTTGTAGCGCAAGGTTTACCTTCAAACACAATGTTTGTGGCAGAAAAAGACAACTTATGGTTTGGTTGCGGTTTAACTTCAGACCAAAACGAAGTTAAGGTATTGGATATGGCGGATATCGACGGTTCTAAAAATGTACGCATCATTATGAGAATGACGGGTTGTGTAAATTACGGAATTGGTTCTGAAATCGTTTATTACAAAGCCGGAGTAGCATAGTAGAATAATAATAGACTAGGGGGGTTAACTCCCTAGTTTTTAATAACTTAACACAAATAAAACAATGGCTTGCGACATAGGAAAAGGCAGATTAGAAGAATGTAAGGACAACGTGGGCGGAATTAAGGCAGTATATTTTGGAAACTTTGACGGTACCATATACGGTACAATGACAGAAGGGACAGAAGGAGAGATTACGGCTTTAGCTACACCTATTACGGTTTACAAATACGAACTAAAAGGGACGAATAGTTACGAAGAAGAAAATGTAAAAGGCAATTCTACTTCTAGCTACAACCAAACCGGTACAATGTTTTTAAAGAAACAAAATGCGGTTACCCTTAAAGAATTAAAGCTACTTAGCTACGGTAGACCACAAGCACTAATAGAAGACCACAACGGTTTATTTAGGTTTGCGGGATTAGAGAACGGTTTAGATGTACAAGTAAACAACTCTACGGGTGCTTCTTTAGAAGAAGACAACGGATATAGTATTACTTTTAGTGGACAAGAACGTTTTCCGGCACTTTTCGTAGACAACACTTTAGTAGATAACGTAGCGGGGTTTGTTGTAGTAGAAGGTACTAACTAATGGCTTGCGACCTAAGCCTCGGACGTAACGAGGAATGTAAGGACAACGTGGGCGGGATTAAAGCCGTCTACTTTATGAATTATGCTTCTAATCTACCTAACGAGGTTAGTTTCGAAGGCAATAGTGTTATTGATGGATTTGATAACAATTATAATATTTATAAATATGAGTTGAAAGGGGCGAATAGCTACGAAGAAGAAAACGTAAAAGGTAATTCTACTTCTAGTTATAACCAAACCGGCACAATGTTTTTAAAGAAACAGAATGCTACCACTCTTAAAGAATTAAAGATGTTAAGCTATGGAAGACCGCACGCTTTTATCGAGGATAAAAATGGAAATTTAAGACTAGCCGGTTTTGAGAGAGGTTTAGATGTACAAATAAATAACTCTACGGGCGCTTCTTTAGAAGAAGATAATGGGTATTCTATTACCTTTAGCGGGCAAGAACGTTCTCCGGCACATTTTGTGACTAGTGGTGGGTTTGCCGACCTTACTATAGTAGACAACTAATTAATTAATATTAATATATAAAAAGGCTTAACTTAACGGTTAGGTCTTTTTTTTGTTTTTATAATATGATATATTACGACACAACGGAAGTTAGTTTTACGGTTTATTTTACACCTAATGTAGTAGAGGCTTCAGAATTAACTAGTATGACCTTTACGAGTGAGAACGAAGGCACAGTTCTTACTTACGCCGGAGTTTATTTTAATGACTCCATAGGCGTTTATTCAGATATTACAACTTTAGATTTAGGATTAGCAGAAAACGAAGAATATATTTTTAGGGCTTACGCCGGAACTAAAGAAGTTTATAAGGCAAAGTTATTTTCTTCTTCTTTTGAGAATTACAAAGAGTATTTAAGCGGAGGCTTTACAGAAACTAATACAACAAATGATTTTATAACACTTGACTAATATGGATTTAAAAAATAACGGTTTTATAGTAGAACTTTCGGCTTACACTTCTCCTACGATAGAAGAAAAGAAAAACACGGACTTTGTGAGTTATGGAGAAGACAATAACTATTTTCAATACTTAATCGATAACTATGTAAATTCTACAACAAATAACGCTACAATTAATAGAATTGTTTCTATGGTTTATGGAAAAGGTTTAAGCGCTTTAGACTCTAGTAGAAAGGTTAACCAATACGCTAGTTTACTATCTTTAATAAAACCAAACGACTTGAGGAGGGTTATTTTCGATAGAAAGACTTTAGGATTAGGGGCTTTACAAATACAGTATAAAAACGGCAAAGTTTCTAAAATTTCTCATTTTCCTATGAATACCTTAAGACCGGAAAAGATGAATGAAGAAGGGGTTATTGAAAATTGGTTATACCACCCTAATTGGAAAGATTATAAAAAACAAGACGTTTTAGAAAAATTACCTATCTTCGGTAGTACGACACAAAAGAAATCAGAAATATTTATACTTCGTCCTTATGTGGCGGGGTTTGAATACTTCCCACCGGTAGACTATCAAGGAAGCTTACCATATTGCGTTTTAGAAAATGAAATAGGAGACTACTTAATTAACGATACTATTAATGGCTTTAGCGGGACGAAGGTAATAAACTTTAATAACGGAATACCTAGAACTAAAAAAGAACAAGAGGAAATTAAGGATAATGCTTTGAGTAAGGTAACGGGTGCAAGAGGCAACAAGGTAATTGTAGCTTTTAATAAAAACAAAGAGTCGGCTACTACTGTAGAAGATATTCCTTTAAATGATGCACCGGCGCACTATTCTTATTTGTCGGAGGAGTCGGAAGCCAAGATTTTAAAAGGACACCAAGCGCCAATTTGGTTACTAGGTGCAAGCGGTGGAACTAACGGCTTAAGTTCAAACGCAGACGAAATAAAGAACGCAATGTTAGTATTTGACAACTTAGTAATTAAACCTTATCAGACTGAAATAATAGAAGCATTAGACGAAATATTAGCAATTAACGACATTTCTTTAAGACTATATTTTAAAACTATTCAGCCGTTAGAGTTTGTAGATGTAGAAGGATTAGATAAGGAAACAAAAGAAGAAGAAACGGGCGTAAAAATGGGCGCACTTTCTGACAAGTTTATAGACACAACTATAGCGGACGAGTTAATAGCGCAAGCAGATGAAGAACTAGAAGATTGGGAGATAGTAGACGAGAGAGACTTAGACTATGATTTAGAAGACGATTTAGACAAACAGATAGAAACACTTAACGCAACAAAAGATAAGCCGTCTATGCTATCTAAAATCGTTAATTTAGTTTCAACGGGAATAGCGAAGCCTTCGGCAAAATCAGAACAAGATGAAAAGGTAGGAGAGACTTATTTTAAAGTAAGATATAAGTACTTTGGTAATAAGAGTCCGGAAAGACTGTTTTGTAAGAAAATGATGAATGCGGAAAAGCTTTACAGAAAAGAAGATATAGTTAAAATGGAGACTAAAATAGTAAATGCGGGGTTCGGGGAATTCGGGGCTAATAAGTATTCTATTTGGTTATTCAAAGGAGGCGCACGTTGCAAGCATAATTGGAGAAGGGTAACAATGAAAAGTAAAAGCAAAGGCTTAGACGCCGGAAACCCTAACGCTGAAAAAGTAGGCACTAGACAAGCAGAAATTTTAGGGTATAAAGTTACTAATCCTTATCAAGTATCAATACAACCAAATAATTTACCACTAAAAGGCTTCAGTCCTAATAATAAAAATTTACCTAAAGACGTAATATAATGGCTAAAAAACTATTAATATCGATAAAAGACCTAAAAGTTAACACTTTTATAGACGGCAACCTAGACGCAAATAAAATACTACAATTTGTTTCAATTGCGCAAGACATACATTTACAATCGTTTTTAGGGACGGATTTATTAGACAAGTTAATAACAGACGCACCAACATTTAGTGGTAATTATATCAATCTTATGGAGTACGTTAAGCCGGTGCTAGTCCATTGGAGTTTAACCGAATATTTACCTTTTTCAAATGTATCACTTTCTAATAAAGGTACTTTTAAAAATTCAGTAGAGAACACCGAGACTTTAAGTAGTGATGAAATGATTGAGTTACTAGCTTCTCAAAAGCATTTAGCGGATTATTATGCGACTAGGTTAGTGACTTACTTATGCAATAATTCAGAACTCTTTCCGGAGTATATAACAAACACAGACGAAGACGTAAAGCCGAGTAGAGACGGGTCTTATTCAAATTGGGTACTATAATGGAATACGAACCAAAAGAAGAAAATAAAATAAGGTTAAAAATTTTCCTTAATAGGATTGAAAAAGAAAAAGAACAGAAAAACGAAGACGAATGAAAAAACCAATTTTAGCTTTAGTGCCTTCAGCTTATAATACTTCTAAGCTTTACACGCCAATACCTATTAATGGAGACGGGGATTTTACTTTCTCTAGGAGTACTACGGCAACTAGAATGAACAAAGCCGGTTTACTTGAAGAAGTAGCGGTTAACGTTCCTAGATTAGACTATAGGGAAGTTACTAAGACTATTTATAAGAACCTTGTGCCTTTTAGTTCTCTATCAGATAATTGGGGAATTGGGGCGAACGTTGACTTCGAACAAATAGAGGGGATTGACCCTTTCGGTAATGATACAGATGAGTTGTATGATGTTACATTAATAAGCACGACTAGTCATCAAATAGAAATTCCTTTTATAGAATTAACAGTAGGGGAAACATACACGCTTTCAATATATATAAAAAGTAATTCTTCTGAGTCTTTTCAAATAGCTTACTACAATGGTGGTTCGCTAGTAGTTGGCAATAATATTATGACTATTGGAGATAATCAATGGCATAGATATTCTGTAGTAATAGTTGTACCGGCGGGAAGTGTGGCAACACCTAGATTAAGGTTAAATGGATTTTCTAATGGTACGGCGGGTGCGTCATACCAATTATGGGGAACCCAAGCTGAATTAGGGTCTGAATATACTAATTAT